TAGAAGTGAGGGTTGATACCTTGTTCATATTGTTCGATATAAGCCTCATGCCACTCTTGCACTGTGATATGGTCATCTTCAATACCATTTGCTTCAATAATAACTTCGGTAACTTCCCTTCTCAGATTAGATAACTCAGTCTCGACCTCTTCTGTTCTGATGACAGGATCAAATATCTTTGAGTTGACTGATGTAAACTCTTCTCTCCAAAGGTTTAAGTAGTTATCAGTTCTTCTTGTAGGAATGTCAACGTTGATTGGCTCTGGTTCTAAAGCCTTGGCTGCTCTATTATCAACTTTTCTAATAGTTTGCTCTAATGTTGCAGTTGGACTATCAGAATATTTCGCCAATATCTTGGCTGCTTCACTTATTCTACCTTGGTTCTTAAGTTCTATGATTTTTTTCAAATCAGCTTGATCTACTGTCTTTACAACATCACCTATCTTCGCAACGGAATCTAAAGTTACTTGCGCTGATTGAAAGCTTTGCTCAACAACATTCTCTAATAATGAATCGAAACCAAACGAGATTTTTCCAAGAGCAACGTTTGCCTGAGAAGTGATTGAAGCAACACTGTTATTCAATACATTGGTTAAAGAGTTTGCTGACTTTATAACATCTCCAACGACAGTATCTAAAATACCATCAGTAAAGTTTTCTGTATTAACATTTTTATTTACGATAGACTTTATTTGATCAGGTTTTAGATTTGTTGTTGATTGAATGGCTTCCGCAATAGCCTCAGGGAAAGGTGCAGAAATATTCACATCAAGAAAACCGTTCTTTGAAAGAGCAGCGTTTCCAGTGATAGATGCTAGGTCAGACTCATCACCCCCAACGACTTTCACCAACTCTGACTTAGCAGCAGACTTATCTAGTTGAACCACGCCTAATACATAAGATGCTTGGGATGGTACGGAACCTTCAACTTGACTCACAACATCAGTCAAGCCACTTGTTACGGTCTTAAAACCATTTGCTACTGCACCCCCTGCAACATACTTAAAACTATTTGCAGCTAGATCAGCTTCACGTAGTTCGGCGGCTTTTCTTTCTGCGTCAGGTATATTTAAAAGATTTTTTACGCCAAACAATGCCCCTTGGATAATATCTTTATTACTCATGTCAACCCGCCCTTGCAGAAATATAGTTGTTTTCAGCAGACGCAATCAAAGATGCTTTGTAATCCTCAAATGCTTGTCGTGCTGCACCTGGTCTTGATCTTTTCTTATAAACATATTTTGCTGGATCAGTCTTTTCAAACACGTCAAAGAAATACCACGTAGAGTTCTTATCGTCCTTTGCATCACAGAAGAATAAAAGAAAAAAGGCATGCCTGATGGTGTAGACATCTTTCGTAGAACAGTTCGGATAGCAGAGAACGCAGATTGATAAGGAACAATATAACGAAATGCTTCTTGAGTTGATGCGACTTCGCTTTCGATTACGAGTTCACGTGATAGTTTATCGCTAACAATATTCTTGATGATCTCTTCACCAGTTCCAGTATATGCTTTACTAAACCTATTGATATCATTATAATACTTGATATCTTCGATCAAAGATACCACTAGAACAGATGCATAGTCATTATACTTAATGCTCTCAATAACTTCATTTATAATAAATCTAACTGTTATAAGATCACCAGATTGATCAGGAGACTCAAAGTTAATGATAACCCTTTCTGTACCTGATATATCTGCAAGTCTATAAATGTCCTGATCATCTTGAAGAATGATATCGCCTGTCAAGAATGCCTTGGACAAGTCTTCGTAGATGTTAGCCTCAATAACAATACCAGACCCTGCACCTAAGTTAGAGACATATAGTGGTTCACTGAATCTTTCAGACTCAATGGATATACTAATAATTCTTAACTGTTCAGCTGATACTAAGGGTGTCGCCATATTAGTTTCTCAAAAGTTTTTGGAACTCAGCGTTGACTTGACTTGCAACGTTAGGTCTGAAGATTTTAATATTACGTAAATCCTCATTCACGTTTATTAGATTTTCTAGATTGGACACAGCAGTAAAGGGAACGACACCATCTCTATTCTCAACACCACCATTGCTTGAAATGATTAGATCAGTGAAGTTACCATCTGCGTCATTATAGTGATGGGCAGCGTTATATTGTAGCACTGAGTTAGTTGTAATCAAAGAGCGTACAAGGTCATCGTCCCATAATAATGGATTTGGTTGATTTGCTTGAGTATATATCGTCGTGTTTCTTGGGAGCGAGAAACCAGATATTTGTGCAGTAGCTGTAGCCTGTGTTCCGTTTGGTCTATTTGGTTCTGATATCACGACCTCAGGTATACGTGTGTATCCTTCACCACCAGTTAGAATAGCAATACTCTGAATAGTCTCAGAGGTTTCAACTTCATTATCAGCGTTTAAGAAAGTCATAACCGCTTGTGCAGTCGCACCTGTGCCACCACCACCTTTGATCGTAACGGTAGGTGGGCTTGTGTAACCTGAGCCTGCTTCTGTAAGCGTGATTGATTTAACATCAATGATTGGTTCTACGACGATTTGTCCAAGATCATAACTCTTGTCTAAGATTTTTGCCTTGTATTGTGTTCCAAACTCATCAAGATTATTTCTATCAGCGATAATATCTCCAATATAAAACTCACCCCACATAGGGGCAGTTGTCTTAATCACTCTGTTAGGATAAATCTTTTTCGCCCAATCGTATACTTCACTTGAGTTGAGAGGCCAGCCCTGTAATCTCAACTTCGTGTTGAGTAGATAAAAGGTCCAATACAAATCTGTTGTACCATATAACTCATACGACAATACATCAGGTCTTGTATTATCTTTAATATAATACTTTTCATAGAAAGATACGTCATCTGCAACCTGATCAATCAAGTCGATATAAGTCGTCAAGTTTTGAAAGATGGTGTTACTAGTTTCGTTACCAAACTTGTAATCAATAAGTGGGAAGTTTCTAAAAAATGACATATTATCTTGCCCCTGTGCCAATCACTGATGGTAATACGTAGTCTGATTCAACTTCATTTATAATATCTCTCTTAGTCAATGCTCTTTCTTCAATAAACGATAGAGACAAATCAGTTTCTTGAAAGCTACCGTCTTTGTGAAATGACATGCCTGTTGAGTTGTATACCACATCCACGTTTGCCAAAAACGATGGTAAGATTTTCGTGGCAACTTTTTTACTATCATAAAACATTTTTATCTTGAACTTATTCGGAAAACGTAGGGCTGCGTTCAATGCATCGTTAGACGTGTCTGGATACATCTCTTCTCTGAAGAACTGTACAATGTCTTTGATTTCTCTTGCCTCTTCTGGTGAAGTTGGAATCATTTTAAATGTAAATCTAAACTGACGTACACCAATACCACGTAGTGTTGATCTTCTGTTAGGGTTCAATGCAATACCAGTACCTGTTTCGATAGCACCCTGAACCTCTGGACTTAGTTTACTTGTCAGACGCAATGCAGCGACTTGTGCTGCCTCTGATCTCAAACCAAAGTTAAATGCTTCTTGAATAGATGTAAAGTCTGGTAATAGATTTGATGTGGCTGCACCTAATACGGAGCGTCCACTCTGACCCGCTTGAATAGCGTTGAATGCACCTTGTCCAATAATACCCAAGTCCACATTAGTATATTCAACATTATCTTGAAACTGTAAAGCCCCAGGCAAATACAATGTTGCCTTTCGTCTTTTGTCAAATCTTGGTGGCAACGGTCCTCTTTGGGTCTTTTGTGTCCCATACAAAGATTTCTTTACAGTAGGATCATCAGTAGAACCAGTTCCCACAGGGTCAACACCGCCTGTTCTAGATTCAATAAGACCATTGAAAACGGTTTCAGGTAGAGTTTTATAGTTTTCTTGCACGGTTTCAAAGGTTATCCTACCTTTGTATCCATCATCCTCTAAAGGAAACTTAAAGTTTCTGTTGAGTGTCATTACATCTTTTCCTAATAAATACAAAAAAGTTTCTATTATTTATAAGGTAATCATGGCATACTCAGGCAGGTATAAAGTTAAAAATAAGTCTAAGTACAAAGGTGATGCAGACAATGTTATTTTTCGATCACTTTGGGAACGTAATGCATTCAAATGGTGTGATGAACAAAAGATTGTAAAGGAATGGGTTTCTGAGGAAGTTGTCATTCCTTATCTGTATGAGGTTGATAAAAAGTACCATAGATACTTTATGGATTTAAAAATCACATATACAAGTGGTAAGACTGTTCTTGTTGAAATAAAACCTGAGAAAGAAACAAAGCCTCCTGCATTCCATGGTAGAAAATCTAAACGTTATATCAATGAAGGTATGACATATGTTAAGAATATGAACAAATGGAGTGCTGCTCAAGAATACGCTGCGGATCGTGGATGGGGATTTGAAATATGGACAGAGAATAAACTATCAGCTATGGGTATACTTCCTAAGCCTAAGAAAAAGATTAAGCCTCTAAAACCATTACCTAAACCTAAGAAAAAGTAGTATACTCACCCACCTCAAAAACCTCTATTTAATTATATACTATTTTATCGATTCGTCAACCCCAAAAATCAATATAAATAATAGCATGTCAAACTTATTTAAAAACTTAGAAATCGAAGCATTTAGAGCAGGTATTACTCCCAGAACACAAGAGTCTAGGGAGTGGTTTCGTAAACGCTTAACTCGTATTCGTAGAGTAAATCGCAATGACATCATGAGGGATGACTCATTAAAGCTTACCAATAGGCAGCTCATTGGCTCTATGCAGATGTTTTTCTACGATCCAAAGCATAAAGAGACTTTACCATACTACGATGCGTTTCCGTTAGTTATTGTTATTGGTCCAGCCGAAGGGGGCTTTCTAGGATTGAACTTGCATTATCTTCCCCCATTACTAAGAGCAAAGTTTCTAGATGCCTTGATGGACGTGACAACCAACACTAAGTACAATGAAAGTACAAAGTTTGATGTTACATATGACTTACTTAAGAGAACAGCCAAGTTCAAACACTTCAAGCCTTGTGTTAAACATTACTTGAACAAACAAGTGAGAAGTAGATTTGCAAGAATACCTGCACCTGAGTGGGAGATCGCTACATTTCTACCGACTGCATCATGGCAGAAAGCAAGTGGTTCTCAAGTATACAAAGATTCTAGAAGGATGATTTAATGTCTAGTATTGATACAATGAAAAGTCTTATCTCTAGAAAAGATGGTATAGCACGTCCAAATGTTTTCAGAGTAAAGCTACCTTCGCTTCCAGGTGCTACAAGTGAAGAAGTCAATCTACTTTGCAAAGACGTTGTAATGCCAGGGAGACAAGTTCTAACCAATGAACGTAGGATTGGTATGAGAACTCAAAAGGTTCCTTATGGCTATGGTGTAAGTGTCGTTTCGGTGACGTTTCATGTTTTAAATGACTATGGTATCAGAAAATACTTTGAGGTGTGGCAAAACCTTGCAGTGAACCAATCAGACCATTCTGTGGGCTATCTCAGAGGCAAAGAAGGATATGGTAAGCAGGTTGTCATCGAACAACTTAAGAAGGGCATTGGTTTACCAGTGTATCAAACTCCACTTGGTATTCCTAAGTTACCTTCAGAAATACAAAACAGATTACCCAAGTTTGGTCCAATCGACTTGGCTCAGGGTCAACTTGATCTTAACTATGTGACTAATGATGATGTGATTTATTCATGTACACTCATAGACGCATTCCCAACAACAATGAATGATATTCAACTAAATAACGAACTTGATGGTGTTGTCGAACTGAATGTGCAACTCTCATATACAAACTGGTATGCTAATGAAGTAGAGTTAGCCAGTACGACTGAGAAGTTTATTCAAACTCAAATCGGAACAGCATTAGGGAGAATATTTAACTAAAGGATGAAATGAAATGGCGTTACCAAAGCTAAATGATAAACCAAAGTATGATCTTGTAATACCATCTACACAACAGAATGTGCGGTTTAGACCATATCTAGTGAAAGAAGAAAAGGTTTTGATGCTTGCTCTTGAAAGTCAAGATCAAACGCAAATCTTCCAAGCTATCGCTGATACTATCGTTGCATGTGTGGATGAACCTATTGATAAAAAAACGCTGACAAGTTTTGATATTGAATATATGTTTGTTAACATTAGATCAAAATCTGTCGGTGAGAATATTAAACTGACACCTCAGTGTACACAATGCGAAACTGAAAATGAAATCTCTGTGGTTTTGGATGATATCAAAGCTGACATGCCTGATGTAGATTCTGTTATTGTATTGAACGATGATATTAGTATTAAGATGAAGTATCCATCATACATGGACCTTGTTGGTGGGGATATCTTTATGAGCGAGTCTACAACAGAACAAACATTTAATATGATTTCAAAATGTATTGAATCGGTGTTGACAGATGATGAGATTATTTCGTTTAAAGATGAAACTCCACAAGATCAAATGGATTTCATTGAATCTCTGTCTACATCACAGTTTGATGATATTCGAGTGTTCATCGAAGCTATGCCACAGGTAAGCTATGATGCGTCATTCGAATGCACAAGTTGTAATGCTAATAATGAGTTGAAGTTGAGAGGAATGAACGATTTTTTTTAGTATCTCTTTCTCATGATAACTTGGTTAACTATTATAATGTGAACTTTCAACTGATACAGAACCATCATTATTCTCTTGATGAAATAGAAAGTATGATACCTTGGGAAAGAGAAATATACTTACAAATGCTTGTTGATCAAATCAAAGAACAGCAAGCGGAGGCTGAAAGGCAAAGGATGAAAAATGGCTGATTTTAAAGACGTGGTAAAAGCGTTAGCTGAAAACAATAAGAAGCAAGATCAAACAACTGATTCAGTTGACAAACTTCGCTATGTTTTTGAAGAGCATTTTAAGTTCTTAAAGCGACAAATCAAAGACCAAGAAGAAGCTGCATCTGAGGCAAAAAAAGTACAGAGAGAAACTAGAAGTTCTCCTGGCGCAGCATCTAAACAAGGACCGAATAATCTAGGTCTGAATCTTGGTATGCTACTATCAAAAGGTGGCGCATTTGCAGGTTTTACAGCACTTGTGGGTGCATTGGAAGGACTAAGAGGATGGGAACTAGGATACATTAAAAAGCTAAGAAGTCTGCCATCAAGTATAATAGGGGTAATATCTAAGGGTATGGATAATGTACGTTTAAGTGTTCTTAGACGTATTTTTGGTATTGGGCCTGAAGGTAAAGTTATAGACTATCTAAACACAAAAGGTGAAAAAATAGGAACACAAACCATTACTGTAACACAGGCAGTAGAGGATGCTCTACAGAGTCTTAGAACAAAGTTCTTAAATGTATTTGGTATTGGTGCTGATGGTAAACTAATAACTATACGGGATGCGGAAGGTAACTTTAAGAAAAACATTATTGGTAGAGTTACGTTTCAGATTGGTAGATTGTTAAGACCTTTGGTGCGTATCTCTGAAGGTGTTGCGAAGTTTGCCACAGGAACAGGCAAAGCTATTTTTGAGTTCATGCGACCATTTATGACAGGTGCAAGTAAGTTTGCTTCGTTATTCGGTAAGATACTTTGGCCTATCGGTGTAGTCATGTCTATATTTGATGGTGTTAATGCGTATCAGACAAAAGAGGGGGACACATATGACAAGTTTGCGGCAGGTATCTCTGGTGCACTAGGCGACTTTCTTGGTGCTCCAGCTAACCTATTAAAAAGTCTTTTGAGTTGGGCATTTAAAGAGATAGGATGGGACTCTGCTGCGGAAACATTAGACAATGTTGATATTGAAAAAGGACTGAAAGATATGTTTGAGACTATTCTAGGCATTCCTAAAAAGCTATTTAACTGGGTAGGTACATTGTTTAGTGATCCTGCAGAGGCAGGTAAACAGGCATGGAACACATTTTTAACTGGATTAGGGTTTGGTGTAGAGGGTCTTGACACACTTACTGATGTTATGATGATTATTCCAAACAAAATATTCAACTGGCTTGGAAGTTTTTTAGGATGGACAGACCCTGAGAACCCAATCGATATTAAACAAAAAGTTATTGATTGGACTATGGACTTCTTTACTTATTTGTCAAGTTGGCTTCCAAACATCTCTGAGATTGGACAACAAATCAAAGATAGTGTTGTTGGTGTATTACCTGATTGGCTAAAAGATTATTTGATTGGATCGGGTACAGTTGATGAAGCTGCAAGAAAACTTCAGATTGCAGAATATGAAAGAATACTTAAGACCATCGACAAAGACAATAATAACATAATAACAAGTGAAGAACTCAAAGGTGCTGAAGGATATGGTCCAAGATTAGATTTAAGTAATGCTATCATGGGACTAAAAGAACTTAGAGGTGAAGAGATACCAACATATGGGGCAATGCAACAAGGCGGTCAAAGTATCACCATCAATAATGTTGATAACTCTGTAAAAACCCAAAGCGGTCCACCAGCTGGATCATCTGATAAGAAGTATCTACAAGGTTCTGGTATGTCATCAGTTGATCTTAGATATGAAAAGAAATATATGTCTATGCGTGGCTTTGGCGTAGCTATAGGACAAGTGCATTAAAAAAGGCTCCCGAAGGAGCCTCTTTCTTTAGTCTTCTGCGGCTAACTTAGAAAAGTAAGCCATGGTGTCATCATCGTCCATGGAACTCTCAGCCGTTGTGATCTGAGGTTCAGGTGTCGATGGTGCACTTGGTGCAGGGGCAGAACGATTTTCGAACGATGGGATTTCATCATCCAAATCTTCTACTTGTTGACGTGTACGAGGTGTTGACTCACCAAGCACAATAGCCAAACGAGACTTAAGTTCATCGTATGACTTATAGTTGGCAGGATCAGCCCACTCAGATAAGTCATGTTGTTGATTATACAAAGACTCTTTTGCCTCATCATCACCTGCACGTAACTCGCTTGGTGCTTTAAAGCTTGAAGCGTCATAGTTTGCATAACCTTCGACATTACGAATCTTTAATGTGAAGTCTGCGCCTGACCACATATCGAATGGATTGACAGGTGCCTCATCAGGGAACTGTGGTTGTAATGAGTCCATAATCTTATCAAAGATTTTCTTTCCAAAACGATATAGTTTCACCTTACCTTCATTCTCTGGATTAGAAGGGTCAGAGATGATAAGAACGTTAGCGACATAACGTAGGTTGCGTTTACGTTCACGCACAATACGCTTTGCCTCTTCGGAACCATCTTCGTTCCAAAGCTTTGCGTTTGCTTCTGCGAGTGGATCGGGTTTGCCAATAGATGTAAGCGATTTCTCTACATACCATTGACCTGTTGGTCCCTTAAAGAAGTGATCCCAATAACGAACCCAAGGTGTAGGTGCGTCTGCGTTTCCAGGTAGGAAACGGATCACAGCGTAACCATTACCAGCCTTGTCACGTGTTGGTTGCCAAAAACGATCATCATTACGATTATCTGTTTTCTGTTCACCACCTGTAGCTGCTTCTACAAGTTTACCAAGGTCTGTGCGATTACGTTTGAGTGCTGCGAATGACATATGTATTTCTCCGTATTTTACTGTATGTTATTGTATATTGTATTGTCCAATGATTCCATTATAAAGAAGTATTTATAAAAAGTCAACTACATAGTTTGAATTTCTTCTTGTTGTTTCATTCTACGTTCTTGTTCTCTCATGCCCATGACTTCTCTTTCGAGTTGCTTTTCTTTTTCAGTCTTTTTCCAAATCCATGCAACAAGAACTTCACGAGTGCCAGAAATCACAGGGTCTATCTGATGATGAGTTTCTGATGAAAAGAATACTGTCTCTCCAATATCTAGGTCTATTGCTTGAAAAAAACCATCGTCTTGAAATATGACAAAATCACCACCCTTTAGGTCATCAGATTTAGTGATGATAGTTGAGGTAGAAAATATCCTTTCGCCATCAGGCAACATATCTTTGTGTCTTGTAAAGTGATCTCCCTTTTCATACTTGAGATAGTTAAACTCTGCTACCTTATAATCATTTGGATCAAGTGTACCATTCCATATCGATACCATCTCTAAAAGATACTTGCAGATATCAGGATAATCTTTTGGTTTGATATCTTTCTTAACCTTTGTTGATCTGGTATTTTTATCAACACCGTTAAAGTCTTTTCTATAAACACCAGCCTCAGAAAAGTCGCTTTGATCCTCTGCCATATCCAAAAGACTCTGGATAGGAATATCTTTTCGTTTTAAATATAACTTGGGTGGTAGTTTTATCATGTGTCACTCTATAGGTAATGAATTTGATTGTGGTAAAAAGTTAAGTCTCATTGCTTCAGCTTCAAGTTTGTCTTTAATGGTGGGTGATATAAACTTTCGAACATCTTCTAAGTCTACGTCTACATCATCACATACAAAAATGATTGCGTCCATGTAAGATGATTTATGCGACTTTACGGTTTCCTCTACGAGTTGCGTGAACTTTGTTTTTGTTAAGAAGTTTTCTTCCTGCATTATCCTCATCTGCCATTTCTTGAGTATAGGTTCCCACGTCAGGGTAAAATACCCCAACGGTTCTCTTGGGTGTTCCATCTGGATAATATGCCATGGCAACACACCGTTGCTTTACAGAGTGTTGACGTTCAGCTCCCCAACGACTATCTAAGTAAATACCTGTGCGTAGATACGCTTGCAGATTACCAAGATATATTTCTTCGTTGATATATGCCTGACGTTCTTTTACATCTTTAGAGTTTTTCCATTTACGCATGGATTGCATACGCTCTTTGGTTGCCTTGATCCATCCACGCACACGAGGTGGGGCGAATGGGTCTGTATCTGGTAAGTGTCGAATAGACTCATGAATAGATAGTTGTTTAGCAGGAGCCTTAGAAGCTCTTGCTTTTTCTAAACGTTCACGTAGTTCTTGACGTTGCTCTTCAGATAGCTGTCTTTTTTTTCTAGCCATAACAAATCTCCATAACAATGATTATATCAAAACGATTAAGGTTTGTCAACCTCATCAAGTGGTATAATCTCGATTTCACCGTTCACTTTTTTGGCGTGAACGAAACCATTTTCTACAAGATAGACGATAGTGTTTTCTATAATCTCTTCTTTGCGATTGTCGGACCACACAAATCCGACCATAAAGGCACAGGCAGACGCTGCGCCTAATAGTATCCATTGTATAATGATCGGGTCAATGAACATTCAAGTATCTCCTTACGGTTTTTAGATCATTGGCAATCCTAGATTCAGGACCACCTGTATTTTTAGATACCTGTACAAGGTTGGACATAGTGATGATAGGCTTGCCGTAGTGGTATGCTATCTGCTGTCCCATTCCTTCGTAACCTAGACACAGTTTACTATTACGAATCGTCTCGAAGGTTTTTTCAATATTCATTCTATAATCTACCATTTTGATAGGAATGTCAAGTGTTTTTAAAAAACTTTCGAACTCATCTTTATTTATAGGCATTTTATCTTTAGATACAGGACTTAGATTCGTCCATGATGTCCACACACATACATAATCGCCATCACTAGAACTATGCTTTGGAGTCAACTTTGGATACCCTAACCATGCTGCAACTTGTTCTGCATATTCTTTCTTTAGAAGATTAGTGTACTTATGAGCATAAGTATCAAGAGAAGTTATCTCAACATCATATGTTGTTAGTAAGTTGAACTGACTTAAAGCATAGTTAATGTTATATTCATATTGATAAGACCAAGGGTAATGTGGTGGTAGCACATAAGTCACGTGAACCTTTCTAGATGAACTTAACATCAGGCTTTCGGCGTATGCCATAAGTCTTAAGATATCACCATACCCAAAACTATTTTGGGTGATGATCCTGAGACCATCACCTTCCATATGAATCTTAGCTGCTTTCAGATAATCAATCATTAGTCCCAATCGTTATCGTAGCGAGTTGTGGCACGATAGACATCTCCATAGTATTCTTCAGCATAACGTGGAGCATCAGTGTAATGGGGATTATATAACTCAAGTTCATCATCTTGTTTTTTGTTCTCTCTGCGTTTTACACCTGCTTGTTTCTTTTGCTTTCGCATAAACTCTTTGTGTTGTGCTTTGAGTTCTTTAACGAATGTATTCATACCAGCCATTTCTCTCCAATAGTTTTTCAAAGTTATCTTTATCTTGGGGTGTCATATCAACATCAGTGCGTCTTGCACCATTGTTGTATTCACGTAGCACAAAGCCACCATTGAAACGAGGGACTATCTGGTAATACTTGTCGTCTCCCCACTTCTCATGTTTATAAATCATTAGTAATCCTTAAAGTTACCTGCTTCTTCATTCTCATCAAACCCTGCATGATACGCTTTTATTTCTTCTTGCGTCATTTGATCACGAGTGACTTTATCAGTTGAATAAGTAGCCCCAACAAAATAATGAGGATTTGGAGCACGACCATAATAGCTGTCTGCAGCACCTCGGTCAAAAGGACCACCATGACGTGCGTCATAGACTTTACCGTTATACTCTACTTTTCCCATTATACTAACTCCACATCATCACAAAACGTTTGTTCAAACACACTACACAAGTCATCATAGTCACCTGACTTCATCTCAGTCAAAACACATTCTTGTTCTTCAGCAGTGTAACCCTTCTGATTCATCAGCTTTTGTGCAACACCAAGAATGTAAAACGCATTACCCTGTGGGCTTTCACGATCAATAACAATCATTACATCATCTCCTCTACGTAACCAAGTTCTTTGAAGCCACACATAGCAACTTCGTAAACGATACCACCGATTTCCATACGGTCAAACATTGAAGTAGAACGCAGACCTAAACCATCTTCACGCTCAACAAGAACGGTAACATCATCGTTAGCATCCTCACCGATCTTTTTAGACCAACTACCCATCACGTTGTTTGTCCAACGGAATGCATACTCTAGGATGTCATTTGTGTTGTGACCATCTGGAAAGTTAACCTCTGCAACAGGCGTAAACCCTTCAGTATTACCTGTGATCTCATTGCGTTCCATATGTAAAACTGTAACTTTCATAATTGATTCTCCTTCTTACATATTCTTTTTACTATAAATAGAGGTACGAGTCAACCCCTAAAAGAGAAAATGTGAAATGATTTTTAAAACAAGAATGATTAGAGTGAAGGATAGTCCAATCTCAGAGACCTATGCTAACTATTGTAGGCAATCTTGGGAAGGTTTTGATTTAAGATTTTATGATGCAGTGACACCAGAGACTTTATCAGAACAATCTGGTTTGACATTTGGTACAAGATCAAATGGTAGAGAGTTGACAGATACGGAAAAAGCTTGCTTTTATAGTCAATACAATCTGTGGAAAAAATGTGCAGTAGAGAACGTTCCAATCCTTGTACTTGAGCACGATGCATGGCTAGTAACACCGGGTGCGATTCAATATGATCCTCATTTGATGGTACAGTTCTTTGGTCAACATGCAATGGAAGCTGTGATGTTCAATCCTAAGTTTGCACGTAGAATAGTCAAACATTGCGACACACATCCTGTCTCTGGTCCAATGCAACTAGTAGATCAACTTGTCGGGTATTTTCATAAAGGGTCTCAGAGTAGAAATGCTTTACCCCATTCAAGATATATGGGTCCATTATCACCTGTAAAATCTGTCATTGATCCAAGACTCGGAACAACCGTTGCTCATGATGGAACAACGGCTGATCGTCTAAAAAAGGATGGTGACTTATTCAAGATTGTTAATCTTACTGGTAGTACCCAATAACCATATATCTTTCATAATGATCCATATCTAATGAACCTGTGTACATAGTTTTGGTTATATTGTTTTGCTTGGCAAGTTGTTTGGCACTCTTGACACAATTCGTGTGTTCTCGAATAGACGTATAGTTATTTGATTGTAAAGCATATGTCGGTCCATATACCGCTGGGATGTCTGGCATATGTTCACAACTTGTGTTTATAATCAAATCAAAACCTTCATGATCACTAAAGTCTGTTGCTGACATTGTGAGACTATGATAGTTTTTTTCAAGACCGTTGACTTTAAAATAAACATCTCTGTCTGCATGATGGATTGGATTTACATCTAGAAATGTAAACCAATTAACATCACAATATTCGTTCATAAGTTCCCATAGTAGACAACTATTCCATGATCCTAACACAAGAACGTTCTGATAACTCATCTTAAAGTTAGCAAGTTCTTCGACTAGCCACTTCTTACATTTGATTTGATTTGGTCTAAAGCTTTCTATTAAATCAGTAGAACTATGTTTCAAATGAAATGCTGTATTGGCTAATCTTCCTAGAACTTTTTCATCCATTGGGTAATACTTTCACTTCCGTAACATATAACTCATTCATTGCTATTGTGTATATAAGATCAGCTAGATCATTAGGACAAATCTTAGCCCCTTTGTATTGTTGAACTCTTGGTGTGTCTATCCAACTTGGTTTGATATTTACAACCTTGCAACGATTATTTTGACTTGCTGTTTGTTTAAATGCTGCATCTAGTGCGATCTTATGAACTGCGTATGGGTGTAGATATGATTTAATACCCTCACTTGCCATACTACTTATATTGATTATTTTCTTGTCTTGATCTTTCCACATATCATAGACAGCATATAGTAAATCAACCTGTGAGTATCTGTCATATGCATTGTTGATAAAGATATCTGCATCCTTTACAGCATCGCAGATTTTGGATATGTGACGTATGTCGCACCCATTTGATCTACTGAGACCTGATACCATATCATTAACAGAAAACCGCTCGAAGAGAGCGGCTCCCAATCCTCTAGTATGGCCTGTTATGGCTACCTTTAACATTACCAGTTAACCATTCTGCTTACTATGGAAACATCCATTCCTGATTCTTCATAAACCATCCACAACTCTGCGGCGTTACCATAATCCTCTTCAAAGGCAATCTCAACACCTGTTTCGTTATTCACGATAAAGTACATCTCACGCATTATAAAGTCTCCAACATTTTCTGAAAGTCTGCAATCATACCTTCGGCGGCTTTGACTGCTTTTTCATCACCCATAGCTTTGTATTTAACAATGTTTTCTTCGCAAGCTGCGATATAGTCTAAGATACCTTGTTTCATCATATACTCACTTTCATTACATAGATTGCAGATCTGCATGATATTGTAAGAAGTGGGAAACGCAAGACCCTTTCCTAACCAGTGGAGGATAGAGGCACTTTAGAAAAGCGGGGCATTGGTGCTCTCTGGGACTCCCCTTCAAGCCTCTATATCTTGCTCTCTTTTCTTCTTACATTATCAATGTAACCGATTCGCTACTAAATGTCAACTAGTATTTGATGATTTTATTTGGAGTCTTAAAGTTTTTCTTACGCATGATTGTTTTCATTACAACATCAAACTCATCATTGCGTTGATCATATGTAACTGCAACAGGAATGTTCAAGTCCTTCTGCATGTCTTTAATGACTGCTTCTGCGCCTGCAACGCCCTTGATAGACTTACCTTGTTGCTTATAAACTTTCTTGATGAACTCTGCTAGTTCTCTCATTGTAATACATGGATTATTACGCTCATCACCCATACGATCTGCAAAGTGTCTTGTAAAGTTGAAATCAAGTTTAAACTTCTTAAAGAGTTGATCAACGATCTTTTCGAACTCTTTGATCTGCTTCATTCCAACAAGGTCACACTGTGCTTCTTGTAGGTGTTGCTTAAAGCTACGCATCCCATTGAACTCCCTTAGGAACATAAGAGTTAATCTTCATACGTAGAGATTTTTCTAACTTATCAACAGGGATTGGTGGTTTACCTTTACGTTTTACATAAAAGTAGTTTGCGTCTTTGATATACATTCCACCTTTAGTTTTCCCTTTCATACCAATCTTTTGACCAGCCTTGCCAGATTTCATAACCTCACTGTCCACATCAACCTTATTGAAAGCAAAAGCAATGTCACCATCCATGTATTTACGCAATCCTTCACCCATGTTCACAATGTCGCCCATGGTCTGTGAGGCACCTCTGTGAGTGTTTATAAGTATTTCTACAGGAACTCTACGATCACGCTCTAGGTTTTGTTGTTTAGCTACTTCGATATCATTTACAACCCAAACAATGTGGATGTTTTCTTTTGGATAACCAATAGCAGAAACTTGGCGTGTAATGTTCTGTAGCTTACGTAAATCCTTTAGGGTAACATCAAAGATAATATTTGGCTTGCGATCCGAAGGTGCAGTCAATACAGATGCAAAGAAAGCTTTCATACGACGATCAGGTAGTTTCATTTCGTCGCCAATGATTTCATGTAGCTTTGCAACATTCTTTTCATTTTTCAAGGCACCTTTTTTGAGAGCAATAGCTTCAAGATCAACACCAAACTCTGCTTTTGCACGTTTGCGAATGATAGGAGTCTTTGCTGCAAGCGTTTTAAGTTCATCAACATCAAAAACTTTACCCTCAATACCAACTAACTTATCTTTAACGAAACCTTTACCTGATCCTGCACCACCTGCCATAATGACAATATTACCAAACTTAGGATATGCTTGACCACCAAAGGTGATTAGGGCTTCTATAAGCTCATCGTATTGGCTTTCGATGTATTCCTCACGAATAGAATCGAAAGCATTATCTTCTTGAAAGAGTTCATCAATAAAAGAACTAAACTTCTGCACTTTAATCTCCATAGAATGTTTTTCTTTTATTTATACGCTTTCCTCTTTGAAATCACCACTTACATCTACATCAGGCGTATCTTCGATTTCTTCTATAGTCAATGGACAATGGATTTCGTAGTAGCAGTCAAGTTCTTCCCATCCTTGTTCTTCCATGTAGTCCCAAGACTCTTCACCCCAACCTTCTTCGACTTGTTCACGAAGTTCATCAACATCATACTTTGAGTTGTTTTCACCAAAGGCTTGAACGGTCCAATCTTCCCAACAACCATCCCATGTACTGTTCATCTCATAGACATAATCATCAAGTTCATGAAACTCTTCATCTGGATCAGGCAAAAAGTTGTGCTTCATATCCTCATAGTTTTCTGCACCATAATCTTCAAAGACTTCAGTGATAGAACCATAATATGTATCATCAACGCCCATTTTATCTTGCGCCCATTCAAGAACTTCAGCTTCAGTTTCAGGCACTAAGATTTCAAACTCGCCCCAACGCCAACCGAGTTCCATGGTGGCATGAAGTATCGTACCATCTTCTAACTCTTTTCGATATGAGTTATATTCAATAACAGACTTCTTATAAGTTGGTTCAATCTTGTAACGTTTCATGATATTTCCTCTACGATAATACTGTCAATATATACCTTTGTTTCAACGTATTCCCAGCCATTATCTTCTAACGACTCACGCAAGTCAAAGTATTCGTCCTCATTATACTCTAATAAGGTGTCTGTGTCAACTTCACCTTTTAGAACTTCAATCTTTTCAAACTCTTCATCTCCTGTGTCCAAGATGGACCAATCATCAAAGTCTGGTGACTCAAAGTCCTCTCCAAACTTAAAGTCATCAGATACTTTGACCTCAACTGTACCCCACTTAACATTATATTCAAGTGAGATACGCACATCATCTTTTTCTAGGATAGCTGTTTCCCAAAATCGCCAACGGTTTCCAGCTGATACATTATATGTTTTCATGGGTGTAGCGTAGTGATTTTCTTATCAAGATATTCTGTTTTTGATTGTAGACTATTCAAACCTTCAGCAATATTTTCAATCGTAGTATCATGATTTTCATCAATAGTATTTGACCGTGCTGCATGGGAAGCATGCATAGCTCCCAAACGAATATAGTCGTTAATTAACTTATCCACGCTACCGTCAATATCAGTTACGTGGTTTTCTAAGTCTCGAATCCATTTATCTTGAAGTTCAACTTGTGTGGTCAGATCTTCGATATTGTCAATATTCTTATTGATCTCTTGACCCATACCAAACAATACAAGTAGTGCAAATATTTCCATTTTGTTTCCTTAATTTTGGCGACCCCTGAAGGATTTGAACCCTCGACCTAGTGCTTAGAAGGCACTTGCTCTATCCAGCTGAGCTAAGGAGTCATTAACTTATATAGATGGACTTCTAAACACACATATCGCCTGTGTGTCAGGTGGGAACCATCCATTCTCACCACCACGCTCTATAGACAAGATTTCTCTTGCTTTAAAACACTTAAACATATCATCATATGAACTCATTTGCTTCGTCGTTAGTTCACCATTGATAAACACTAGATACACTAGAGTCCACATAACTTTCTCCTAACGAATAAACTCAACCACGTAACGCTTATCGTTTAGATAAAAGCGGATCGTTGAATGGCTGTAACGTTCTTCACGTTGATCAACATAAACCACAACATCTTCGCAACGATCTTGATTTTGATAACCAACAACTCGACGTTCTGTTTTAGTTTGACCGCCTTTGTCTGCGCCGATCAGTCCACCAATCACTGCACCCGCAGCTGCGCCATCATCTTTACCTGTAACACCTTTACCAAGGATACCACCGATAATCATACCTGCTAGTGCACCTTCTGCTGCGTTACCTTTTCGCTGCACATCTTCATAGATTGGCACTTGCACACGACTGCATCGTGTTTCTGTGGTTGGGATTTGAGTTACGACTGTGGTGGTGTGATCATAAACTTTAATACGATCAACGGTGTCAGCAACAACTGCCGTTGCAGTTGCCGTTGCAACCATCACCGATAATGCAATAGTCTTTAACATCTGGTTGTTCCTCTTCGCACCCATTCCAATATTCATATGGGTCTTTGTTTTCATTATTAAAAGTTGCCCATTCAAGGGCAACATCATACGCATAATCAACGTTCATTAATACTCACCGTATTTAGTGATCTCAGATGTTTCGAGAAAGTTCATAAAACGTTTGTGTTGTTTATTTGATTCCCAAATCGCACCCATCATGAATACACAATAGCCTAAGCACACTGTTGAGAATAAGATAAAGATTTCACTTGCAATCATAGTTTCACTCCAATAGAGGTTAGCATTTTGTTACCCAAGTTTGGATCAATGTCACTATTCTTTTCTGCCATTTCTTGGATAACCATTTCTTGTAATGTCATCACCATGTTAAACTTCTTAGCAGACAACGTATCCATAAACTCTAGAAACTTTTCTCTAGTGTCTAGTTCCCACATAATATCAAGCATAGTGCATTGCTCTTTAGTTAAACCTGTTAGATGAACTCTCATTAAATACCCTTCCTTTTGATAGTATTTATGTCAATCGAATAGCAACGAAACCTATCTGATTAGTCTCAGGTAAAGTCGTGCGACTTGTGCGCCACTTTTGACCTTGTTGCTTTAGACGTTCAGGAACCGCAGGACGATAGTCTTCACGATTAGTATCTGACCGAGGCACAAAGAACCCTTCACCAACCTCTGTTGTGTACCACGGATATTTAGAACGATGTGGTTCACAACCAATGTTTAGTTCTTCAATTTGACGTGCATTTAGTTTCACGATAGCCATAATATATACTCCTAAGTCAAAGCTTCGTAGATTTCTTTCCAAGTGCTAACAACATCAGCACCACCTGCATAATCAGCATTGTGACCATGCTTGATTAGGTATCCATCCAAACCTAGTTGGATACCAAGATCAACGTTTTCAGGTTTATCTTCAACCCAAACGCAACCACTATCTTTGTAGGGAGCCAACGCTTCATCTTTGTCAGCCCCAGTGTCAAGATAAACATACCGTTCAAACACGGTATCACCGAACAACTCCCGAAGGTTCTTGGTCCGTAAGTGTTGAGCATATTGGTCATCGCTCAAGCTAGTGATAGCGTGGAAAACAAAACCGTGTTCTTCGTGAAGCTTCTTGACATACTTGATTGCATCCCGAAGAGGGGCAAGCTTCCGTATCCAAGCACTCTCGTTGAACATCCGAACAAGCCGCTTGCTCTCTGCTTTTTCAAGACCGTACTTAATGTGCATCTTGTATTCATCTTGAACAACAACTTCATAACCGTGACGTGCCATCCAGGCATCGAAAGCGTATTCCCAATCAAGGAGAACACCGTCACAGTCAGTCAGAATAGTTTTGTTTTGTTTTACGTGAATCATTTATCTTCTTTCTTATTACAGAATCACTATAGCGTATTCTAGAGTGATTGTCAAGCCGCTTCTAACATTTCTTCTGCATAGCAAACATAAGGACGATCCCACTTGCCAACATTGATGTCAATATAAAAGTCGTGATCAAAGTAGTCAATCATTGCGTCACTGTTGTTGTAATAACCAGTTGAATAGATCGCTTCGACTAGTTCTTTGTAGAAGTCTGCGATAACTGTTTCACCGATTTCACGCATATGATCTTCTGCCCAAGTGTGGTGAACTTGAAGGTAAGTGCCAACAGTGCGAGAATCTTGTCCACGACGATCTGCAAGATCATCATTGAACCGTTGTGCAGCACCTAAAAAGTCTAGTGGACCTTTGAAGATGTTTACAACAAGAGTTGAGTGATGATTAACACCAACAGTAATGTCACGACCACCGAAGCCGTATTTCTTGGCAACTGCTTTGATAGCAACTGCGATTTGCTTTTTACGTTCTTGAGACATGTAAGCCATTTGGCACCTCTTTTCTTATTACAGAATCACTATAGCATTTATTTGATTTGAAGTCAAGACCCTTTAACAAAAAACTTGAACATCATCTTCGCCAGTGCCACGTTTGAACATACCGATCTTTACGTTCTCTTGACCAAACTCAGCTACGGCAGCGTCATATGTCATAGATGTTGACTTCCAACGCTTCTCAGCAACAACACCGTTACCAATGTAGATGCCTGTGTTCCAATCGGGTTTTACTTGGGGTATTTTCATAACATTTCTCCTTCTTACAGAATCACTTTACAATAAAAAAGAGGGTTTGTCAACCCTCTCAGTGAACATAATCTGCAACTAACTCGTAAACCAGATCAAGATTTTCGTTGATCATATCTAACTGTTCTTCTGTGGCAGGTTCACCGTCCACCTCACAGTCTTCAACATAAGCATCGCAAAATTTTGGATAATCATTCCAATCCAAACCACCGATTTCAACATTAGTAATATTCATACGTCTACTCCTTCTACTATATCTGCTGCTTTGTCGAACCACTCATTATAGGTCTCACCATCCAAATAGATTGACCATTTCATATACATTTCAGAGTCAACAAAGTTCCAGTTAATCGTACCATCTTTGTTAGTATTGTCTTGGTCTGTTGCGAACCAAATAAGATCATTATAAAACTTGTGAAACATAGCCAACTCCTTTATGCATTGGGAACCTGTAGTTCAGCGTAAGTTACTTTCGACTCTTTACGGATTACGTGGAAAAACTTTTTCGCTGACTCATAAGTTTTGAAGCTTTTCTCTAAACCGTACTTTCCGTATATTTTGTAGTAAACTGAATACATAACTTATCTCCTCATTACAGAATCACTATAACATTTGTTTAACTTGAAGTCAAGAGCATTTTTCCATTTTTATCAAAGAAGATTCTTCAGCTTCAATCATTTCAAGTTCTTCTTCTGTGATAGCATATTGAAAATGATCTACTACCCATTGAACTCGCTCTTGAATAATCTCAGACACATATTCATCTGCATCATATACATTGTCGAAATATTTAACTTCAGGATTAGGCTCCCAGTTAGTGCCGAGTGCGGAAGTAACTTTATACATACCAACTCCTTTTAAAGATATCCTGGACCCATCCAAGAAATGTTGTATCCACCATCCAAAATGTTGCCACGTGCTTTGTTACGTGTAGGACTTGCCCATGACGCAGCCTTTAGGATATCACCTTTACGAAACTTTTTATCGTTGTCTGTGTTGACGATAAAACCCCAAACACCACCACCTTGAATGATCTTGATATACTTCTTACCGATAACATATGTCAGACCATCATTGAAACGCTGAATCATAGACTTACGAGTGTTATCGTCAGCAGTCCAACGTTTTAGTTGGGCATAGTCTGTTTTGATGTCGTTTAGTAGATTATCAACTTGTAGTAACATAACGAATCTCCTCTCATTACAGAATCAATGTAACACCTTTTTGTTTTAAAGTCAAACAAAAAGTGGACGCATTTCTGAAAAAACTTTGTTATATGCATTCACCTCAGCTTCATAGCAATCGTAAAAATCACTATCACTTTCAAAGCGAGGAGAACCACTTGCGTGTTCTTCCCATACCCGATCCATTGCTTGCATACCTTCTAACAAGTCACCACGTCCGTAGGTGGTCATAACTTGCACAGCATCTTGCATGGTAGTTTCAAACTGATTAAAAGCTGGAATGCGAAACATAGTGATCTCCTTCTGATTACAGAATCACATTACAATAAAAAAAGAGGGCTGTCAACCCTCTTTCTCATCTTCAACCCAAAATCTTACAGTAACAATATTATCTTCACGCTTTGCTATATGGTATTCACATTCTTTTTTCTTGACCAACTTACGTAAAGCTTTTTGCAGTTGTTCCTCAGTCATTTTTTCACTGCCTCAACCATTATCAAAGCGTATCCAAGAGTCTTGATGTCGATCTCTTGAACTCCCTTCCAATCCTTTTCCATTATCCGTCTTGCGCATTCTACTACTGTCATTACAATATATCCATCCATCTAGGTTTTCCAAATCAATAGCATCATATGGATCATCCATAGGCTTGTCTTGCATCGAATAGTTCCTTCAGTGTTTTCTCTTTAGCGTGGGCTTCTATCTCCCAAGGACGCTCATCATAGGGCATATCCCAATCATAAACACCCTTGTCAAACTTAACTTCATGTACCCACTTGTACACCATACGCTTACTGACATACTGCCACACGTGAACCATCTCGTGCAATATAGTTTCAACCATTTGTTCTAGGGGAAGAGATACATCGATGCGGATCGTAAACTCACGATCACCTTCATCCATACAGTCGCCATACACTCCTTGTTTTTCTGCCAACTTACGTATCGGTCTAATATTTATGTAAACTGGCTTTTTGATACGAGGCATTAAAGCTTCAGCGGCACAAAACACAGCAGCGTCTATCGCTTGCTTACGTTTTTTAGAACATTTTGATTCGTACTCAATAACTATCATACTTAGATGATAATCGGATCTGGGCCTTTTGTCAAGAGTTTTTTCCTACAAATACTTCTACGTTATTAGGTAGTTTGATCTTAGAGTCGTTATGCTTATGATGTAATATGAACTGCGTATCTTTGAACTCATTAAAGATGCCTGTCCAAATGGGTCTCCAGCGATCATTCAAGCGAACATTATTTGTGGCACCTCTATCAGAGTTCAACACAAAGTCGGTGTAGCTTCTTAAGTTCATGTCAAATATGGAGTCAAATCCATACATGTGAAGTTCTGTCGCTTTTAGTCTATTGGCTGTATAGTGTACTGCCATATGACCACAGTTAAAGTTTGTGTACATGTTACCTACTGTCTCGTTAGGAAACAGCTTTGTGTATGGCGGGATTTCGGTATAGAACTCTTTGATCTTATGACCAAATCTCATCTTAAAGTTTCCACGGTTTTGATCATACCATAGCTTTGGTCTAAATCCCAAAACCCAATCACCATCAATCTGCACTGATCCCTCTGTCAATGCAGCAGACATTTTAAAGTCTACAATGCAAGACGCATATAGATTTTGAATAGGGAAAGGTGCCTGATTACACGCAATCTTAAATCCCTTTGCAGGTTTGTATAGATTTGCATTGTCACCGTTACCAATAACATGTGCTACTCTTGTCATGTTCGCCAATAATCCTTAATCCATTCCTGAGGCTCATAGGTTGCCATAGGAGTCTTAATAGTTTCTGTGAATGCTTGTTCAATACTTGGTCTCCCATGAAAGACAACGATGGACGTTTCCTCTTTCAACTTGTTGGGATACACATCATACTTATAAGACTTCAATGTATTAGGATATTTATGCTGTAACAATGTTCGATGATATGGGTTTGTGATAGACGATAGATACTCACCGTCACCACGATAGGTATCGACAACACGATCATAACTCATCACGAATGTATTCCAAATATGTGAGTTAGGTTCGAAGTCCCATGCCATCACGCCTGTCTGTAGTTTGTTTTTAAGATGAGGTTGATGTTTATTGACAGCCCCTACATCTTCGATACCCATGAACCATGATCGATCTTCTAGTAGCCAATCAATGTTGCCTGTGATGATTGTATCGAGGTCTAGGTACACAACTCGATCAGATATCTTATTGGCACCATCAAATAGTTGTAGCTTGTTCCACCAACCCTCATAGCCTGGTTTCAAAATACGAGTTTCTACATTAGGGATCTTACGATCTGAATAGCAGACAAACTTATGCGGAACTGTGGTGTTACGTTCTACTGCTGCTTTTAAGTTATACACATAATCTAAAGAGAACTTATTGCCCCAAAAGACACAAGTTACTGTCACCGTCATTTTAAGATTTCCTCTATTACATAGTTTTCATTATACATGTGTTTTGCTTGACATCCAGTTGGATTTTGGATAGTGCTAAATGTTTCTCTTACCTCTACAGGCCATGGATAATATTCTTCAAGAAACGGAAACCTTTCGATGTTAAGAAATACATCGGTAGGGCCTGCGCTAAATCTAGCAGTTTCAATGATTACCTTCGCTGCATTTGGTTTCATCCTATATGCATGAGCACCTGGGAAGTATCTCTTCGACACCAAACGATTTCTGCCAAGGTTTGGTGGGACATTAAAGTTTCCGTATGAAGGTTTTCCAAGTGAGATACACCCATTATAATCTATATTTGGAATAGAGTCAAGTATTACTGCATCATGTTCAAAGACTGTAATCTCTTCACCTGTATCTGCACAAAACTCCCATAAAGAATGATGTGACAAGAATGCAGCGATCATATTATCTTCACGTGAATACTTGTTGTTTCGAAAACCTTGAACAGGGATTTTCTTTTCTTTGAGTGCGTCATACACATTGGTGTTTCGTGGCGTAGTAGCTTCATAGAACTCTATTTCCATACCAACACGTGCACCAGACATGACGCACTTCTCAGCAGATTTTTCAGACTTATTATTGTCACGAATAGTAATAACGAAGTTTCTCATAACTAACCTTGTGTTGTTGATTTAACCCCTTGGAGTTTTGTATAGAATGGATATGCTTGTTTTAGATATGGGAATAGTTGCTTACACATAATAGCATCGTTCGGCCACATTCCAACTTCATTCACCTTATTCAATAACTCTTTGGCTGCTTTGGGTGTGATCACATACGCAGAGTTACCCGCAATACCTTGTGGCACAGATTGATCGTTATCCACCCACGGAGCTTCAACTAGTCTATGATTATCATTTTTTGATAATGGTTTTGCGTCCAATACTTTTTGGAAATATACCTGAGATTTTCTTGTAGCACCTCTTGGATCATTTAGACCAACAATACCGACATCACCCCATTGACTTTCACCAGTAACAGGGTCTTTCGCTGAAAGCTTTCTTGTTAGAACTGCATCGTGCTCGAATATAACAATAGGCGTATTCATTCTCACACAGGCCATCCAAAGAAACATGTGAGACAACATGCAACAAATAACTTTATTGATATCGTTAGCGTTATATCCACTTAACGTCAACCCAGTCTTTATATCAATTCTTTTTTCACCTGGGATTGTTGGATATGACCAATCATTTTTTGTTTTAGCAAAATGATTTAAGGTTCTTAGCATATTTCTTGGTGTAATCGCTGGAAATATTACAGTATCCAAATCAGATTGTGTTTGTTCAATCGAAGTGAGTAACTTACGTGCTGCTACCGTAGAAGTGTGATCTTGAATATCACTAATGATATAAGCAGGCATGCGTAGACTTGATTTTCTAACATTTGAAGTAACTGGTGACGCATTACCCAAAGCTTCAACTGCGTTTAACATATCTTTTAAACTCATTTCAACTACTTTCTTTTGAGTTTATTGTCGTGCGGAAACTCTGTCATCAAATCTTCTGGTTTACCCAAAAACTTTAGAAGTTCTTTTGGACTGTCACCACCAACAATATCTATCTTTATATAATCGTTAGGTCTGTTTTCAAAGTATTTATACACATCGTAACCGTGCTTATCCCACGCCTTGGATGCTTGATCTCTATCAGGAAATGGTGTTCCATAAAGTTTGGTTTTATTATCAACAGCCCATGATCCCATATTCCAAGATCGTTTGCGTTCAAGATACGGTACGATAGAGTCTAACCATTCTTCTTTATTACGAGTTGTATGGATAAACTTAGAGTTTGGAAATCTTAGATCAAGTTCTTTGTAGTTATTGGTGACAGTGATGTCTGTGCCACCGTCATTATTGAATGCCCATAGGTCTTGTTCATATGGGTAGTGAATAACGTTATATCCGAGTTCACGTAAAAAGTTGTTAAGTGATGTTGTACCTGTACGAGACAAGCCAATACCAAATATCTTAGATTTCATAGTTCCATTCTTCTCTAGGTAAGTTTACCACTCTTAGGAGTTGTTCTTCGTTCATATTGTCTGCACCAGGAAACTGACAATGTACAAACTTAGTTTCAGATGTACGATGATCCACAATGTATCTTTTCTCATGATGAATGTCTCTCGTACCATGGACATAACTATTCCAGTTATTATCCATCTCTTGCACATCGAATCCTTTAGCGTACATCATAGCATGAAGATAGGGTTGATCGCAAGTATAAAATGAATCTAGTCCTGCATTTCTTACAAGTCTGATATAGTTGTCAAACTTGTCGAAATCTTTCTGTGCTTTCAGCCTTCCTTGTTTTGAATATAAAACCATACCCGTATTAAAGACACGCACAAGACCCTCATCTGTTCTTGGCACTTCTACACCATAGTGTTTCTTCACCATGTTCGCCCAACGATTATCTTGCTCAGACGTGATACGACCTTTGGTGATGGTTCTCTGCTTTGGTTGAAATGGTTCATCACAGATACCAATCTCGCCATGAAAATAATCAAATACATTTTCTTCAAGTCCATCAACTGCGAATACGTCTGTGTCAACAAAAAGGATTTTGTCGTAGTCATCCCATGCAGATTCAAAGAGTGGCTTGAATGCACCATAGTGCGCAGAGTAACCACCGTTTTCTATTTTCCATCTTGTGCGTAACCAGTTTGGATTTTGTTCGAACTTATAGTCTGCACTGATACGGTCTGCGTACTCTCTCATATTACGAACACCTGCATAGCAAGATGGTCTTGGCGTTCCGTCCCAATATTGATAAATCGCTGTCTTCATGTATTGCGACCATAATAGTTTCTATGCCATTGGATAAAATGCTTTACGCCTTCTGCGATTGGTGTCTTGGCTTCGTATCCGAGTGCTTGCAGTTTTGTGGTGTCTGACCATGTTTCTAGTGCATCTGCTGGATGACGTGGCTTATAGATTTTTTCAGCGGTCTTACCCAAGTTCTTTTCGATATGATCGATGAAGTCCATTAACTGTACTTGTTTACCATTACCGATACAATATGTTTCACGCTCTGACATATTTCGTGATACGATTTCAATACCTTGAACGATATCCTCAACATATGTAAAGTCACGGATCATGTTACCATCATTGTAAACATCGATAGGTTTATCATGTAGAATATTTTCAGTGAAAGTATACAATGCCATATCAGGTCTGCCCCATGGACCATAGACAGTAAAGAACCTCAGACACACTGCATTCTTGATCTTAGAAATGTTGAACTGATTTTCATTTGTTTGTTTGGTGTAACCATATGGACTTAGTTGTGGTCCTAGTTTCTCATCAGGTGACCATGGCAGAGGATTACCGTGCATGGTGCAAGATGTAGACGCATAGATCACATTGTCAATGCCATTATCTTCACAGACTTTGATTAAGTTCTGCGTCCCACCAATGTTATTTTGAATATAGTCATTTGGAATATCCATAGACACACGAACACCTGGATGCGCTGCCAAGTGAATAACAAGATCGGGGTTTTCCGATTTAACAAAAAAATCTAATGTAGCAATGTTGTTTAGGTCTGTAGGAGACACCGCAATCTTGTAATCATCCCAAAGTTTTTTTGCTCTATCATGCTTGATATCTTTCTCGTATACAACAGCATTGTAGTTGTCGAGTCCACATACTTCATGCCCTAGTTCCTTAAACTTAATAGCGGTATGGAAGCCAATAAACCCTGCCATACCTGTGATCATCACCTTCATATTAATCCTCTTTCTACTAAGGCTTTATAGTTTGCTAGTTTACTTTGCTTTGGTCCATTAGGTTTGATTTTAGTTCGAATATGAATAATATATGCATCCTCTACACCTTCATCAAAACTCGAATAGTTCCACTGTTGTCTATCTAGATATGTATTCTCATCTTCTTCTAGCTTTTCCATTGTGGCTAGATGGTGCATAATACCTTCGTCAACATTATGTTGATTAAAGTTTAGCATGTTAAGATGTACGATATGCTTACGCAATCTCTTTCGCATATCTCTTTCTAGACGATAGATAGAACCACCCCAATATGGATATTGTGGATTACACAAATGAGGTAGACGACGACCAATACCTTCTCTTAGGATAGGTTGTACTTTATAGTGTCTGCCAATACCACGAGTGTCTGTAAAGATATTTTTTGTCATGCCCTTACGTGTGAACATGTCCATATCAATCATGACTACTGTGTCATAGTCATCAAACTCTTCGTCTAGCATATAGACTTTCTGACACTCAGGTCTAAGATTAGGATTGAATAGATTACCTCTAATCAACCGATACTCTGCACCACAAAACTCTGCATAGGCTTGGATATTTTCCATAGAGAGTTTTTCGAGTTCTCTTAGTTCGCCTGTCCAATGCTGTAGAATAATATTCTTCATAATGGTTTCATAGCCTCTACTACCGCTGAATGAAATGCACGAACATCACCAGGCGTATCAATGTTATTGAAAGCTGGTTGAATGCTTTGTTGGTATTTCATTTCTTTGACATTATAATAACCTATTTCTTTCATCGTGTCAATAAGTTCTTTTTTAGACCAAATGTGTTTGTGCTCACCATTCTGCCACATAATACCTTCTGCACACTGATCTTGAATACGCATCCACTCAGTTCCCTTAGGAGCAAACTTATGTTTGACCACATAGAACTGATAGTAGTGTTGAACCCATGGATGATTATCAAGATCATCTTCTTGACGTAACCATTCCACAAACTCCATAGGCGGCCATATTGTTCGAATGACACCACCAGGTTTCATCACACGTAACATCTCTTTAAGAAAGTTGATGCCCTCATCCTTTGTCAGATGTTCAATAAAGTGTTCGTTATACACTCCATTATAGGTTTCGTCAAGAATACCCTTCATGGGTAGGTCACGCATGTCATACACCATAACACCAGGCATTGGTACGTCACGCACTGCATCCCAGTTCAATCCACGTTGCTTTGACCCTGCAATCTCAAGAAATCTCATCTCATATCCTTAATGTTTACTAGCTTGGCTAGTTCTTCAATATTCTCACCTTCCATGGGTAGAACTGTCTTATGAAAGAAATGAATGAAGTGTGCTTCCTTTAGCTTCTCATTAGGAACTGCATTATATAGACCATTCCACTTCCAGTCCAAATGCTTCAATCGCATCTTTTCTTCACGCACCCACGTGTTGAGTAGTGTTTGATCTGTTGACCATTTCCATGGACCAAGACCATCAATGAATGGTTTAAACCGTGGTCTGCGTAAGAACTGTGCAGGTGTCTCGCCATTTAAGTATTTACCCATAGACTTATTCATGAGCATCATACCCATATTAAAGAACTCAGCGCCATACTTGTTCCACTTCCAATCAACGTTCTTGATTGTGCCATATTGCATACGAGAATAGTTTGTGATTTTTTGTAGATACTTTTGACCTAATGGCATTTCTCTTTCGATGACACCTGCGAAGTCATAGTTGTCATCGATCTGATCAAAGATATTTGGAGCATCTTCACGAATGTAGATATCCCCATCAATCAATGCAATCTTGTCATATGATCGAAAATATGCAAACGCATTTTCCTTTTCGTAGATAGGCAAGAACCCACCATACTTCATATAAGATTCATTGGACCGATTTGTATTGAATGGATCAGGTCTGATCATAAGAATAGGTTGTCGTTGACAGATGTAGTCTGCACCTATTCTATCTGCATATGCTTTTACTGATGCTGTGCAAAAGTCATATAGATTTTTACGCTTGCCTGTGTAGACTTGGTATATCAAAGTTTTCATAATCTGGACCTATAAATTTTCTATTGATGTTTTTGTGATCTATTGTATTTAGACCGTCAAAATTAATCTGTTCAACATAATAGTAATCGTTCATTTTCACTTGGCGATTCCAGTTCATCACAACAGACAAATGACCATCGCTATTTTGTGTTATTGGTTTGGATACTGCTTGTGCTACAAGCCTCTCTGCAATAGGTGGTGTAATGTAGTATGCAACACCAGGAGTAATAAACTTACCTTTTCTACCATAGTCTCTATTCATGAATGCTAGAAACTTATATCCCTCATCTTTCATGTCAGGCAAAGGTTTCAATAACTTAGCGTCATGTTCAACAACAATGAGTGGACCTTTGACGATACACTCACACCACAACTCAAAGTGACTATACCAAACGGCTTTTTCTGTAGAAGTAAACTCTCTCTTTTTGCCTGTAGTTTTTGTTTTGAAATCAAGTTTATTTTTATAAACCAAGTCTTTTGGTGTAACAGCTTCAAACTGTGTTACATTATAACCTTTCCATGTGGGCATCACTTCTCTGACATACATCTTAGATATAGGATGTGATGTCATTGATATCATTCTAATGTTATATGTCAAGAGTTTAATATATCTACCAGTTTAACAGATGATTTTTCTAAATAATCTTTTACAGAGTCTTGGATTTTACCACGTTCTTCAAAATCTGCGCTTCGACTATAAATCCTACGCAACATAGCATTTGCTCTTCTTGCGTTAAGTAAATATAAACCAGGAGAAATGATAACAACCGCCGCTGGAATACGATCATACTCTGGGATTTTAACGATGTCTCTGCTAAGAGCAGGACCAGGAAACGATACTAGCACTGGATCGAGTTCTGAAAAGGCTCTAATTCTCATTAGGATTCCGATAAAAGTATACCATTGACGTATTTCTAAAACTGATAATACACTAGAATCTACATTCACAAACGGAACTTCTTCTCTTCGTATTTCTTCTAAAGTTAAATACTTTCGTGGAAAAATATTAGTATAGCCAAAACTTTCAAAGTTGTTAATCGTAACATCACGTGCTTCCATATCATCAAAATTTTCCCAGTCATACATGACAAAGATGCTTGTGAGTTTGCTTAAGTGTTTTATGTCAGCGGTCATCTGTAATCGTCCAAGTTGAATTTTGTACCATACATTTTATAGTTTTCACGCCCATGGTTAGTATACACTAAAACCTCAGGGTCATCAACTAAAAAGTCACAGTCTTTACAGAAATCAGGGTAGTCTCCCATTTCATGCTGCTTTCTTAGTTTATTATATTTATCACCGTACCATATTTCGTTTAAAGTATTTATACTACCATGACCTAAAACTGCCTCATCATCTCTACCTAAAACTTGACAGCAAGGATGTACAGCACCTGTGTTACCATCCAAGCCCCCACTGCGTATGACAATATCAGGAGAAAAAGGGCGTCCACAGGTTTTTTTCTTACCAGCTCTATCATATAACGGATCATATACACCACTCCAATTATGCATCTTCCATATTTCAGTTTTTACATTCGCACTCGCAACAATCTTACGATATTGTTTAACTTCATAATCAATATTATCGTTATCCAAGATCAAGTGATAGGTTGCAACCACACAATCCGATTTGCTGCGAACAACATAACGTTTCATCTCGTGTAGATTAGAGATAACTCTATAGAAGTTCTCACTATTCATCCATTCTTTATAAGTGTCATAATCATATCCAATGATAGAGAATCTAAAGAAATCAAGTCCTGCATCCACACATTCTTGCATGAAGTTACCGTTCATACGATAACCATTCGAGAATATTACAGCTTGTGCACCATACTTTTTGACAACAGAAATGTACTCAGGCAAATCTAAAGAGATCGTTGCCTCGCCTGATCCATCAAGATTTACGACATTCAAACCTGCCTCTGCACATTCTGCAACATATCTCTCAAACTCTGCAAGAGGCATCTTACGCATCCAATCTTTACCACGTGCGCCTGTAGTTCCATCAGGGTGTGTTTGTGGACACATCTGACATGTGTAGTTACATCCACCTTGTATTTCGATTACTGCTCTATCAATATGCATTTAAAATCCATTCACAAATCTAAAGAAAACTTTCTTGTAGTTCTCTACTTTTTCTGTTGCTGCCTCGATTGTATATTCTATTTTTTTGAGGTCTCTATCTATATAGAATCCATTCTCTGTTACTATAGCGGCAGGGGTATGCCATGTTGATATAGACGATGTGCCTATGACTATGTGTGGCTTGAATAAGTTCTTACTTACATAATGCCACATACCCTCGTATGATATACAACACTCACAAGTTCTAATATGATATAGAGCTTCACTTATTTGAGTTCTGTAGTCTATCTCTACAACATAATATCCAAAGTCTCTGAGCCTGTCTAAAAGTCTGTCCCATTCCCAGTCAAGTAATAGCATTTTGTCATTTGATATTTGCTGTGCCATATTGAATGTTGGTCTCCAAATGACAAGCTTACCGTATTGAGGTGTTGTATCTATTGTAGGGTCCAGTGCCCAGTATCGATATAACTCTGAGTTCTTTCTTCGAGTGATACCTTGATAGAACTGTTTATATAACGCATAGTCATCACTATTAAAAACATATTCAACATCTACTATATCTTTCCACATGTAACGATTGCGAATATATTCAACTCTTTTAAAGACGCTTTCAGGATCTTCATAGTGATGCACATAATCTTTGTCGTGAAAGAAGTGCAGTTGAAACTTTGTAGGTTTCTGATTTGCGAATGCTCTCATATATGCAATGTTGAGACCGTACATACTGTCACCGATCCCAACTGTTGTTTTCCATCTTATAGTATCTAAACCGTGATTGTCACGCCAGTTCTTTATCCAATGTTCCCATAGGTTGCTCATGATAAGTGACAATCTCTTTTGCTAGTTCCATAGCTTTATCAAAGTTTTTACGGAACCTGTTATTCTTGTGACCGTTTTCAACAAAATGCTTTAGATTATCTATAGTTCCATCATAGCTGGGTAAGTCAAATGTTTTGCGGTAGCTTACCAAATATTCCCATTGATAACGTTTGTTTAGTGCCTCTTCAAGTGTCATAGTTACCTTCCATTTTAAATAACCCCATGATACCAGGGGAACTCATTTCACATTTCTTTACACTACTGTATTTGTTGTTAATATAAAACCAATATTTTGGTTCGTACTTTACGTCCCAAAGACTATGGTGTAGCTTAGTCGCTTTTCTGACATCAGGCTTTTCGATGTTATCTGCAAGAATGTATCTTGGCTTGATTTTCATACATGATCTAAAATCACGATATGGCGCAGGTCCATCATGCGCACCGTCAACAAAGATAAGATCGATATCTGTGTGACGATCTTCGTTTTCCCAAATAGCTTCTCTATAGAACGTATGTTGAGGATAGTATTTTACAATCTGTCTGTGATTGCTTTCAGATACCTCACTAGGGTCATAACTCACCAAAGACTCTAAGTTCTTGAACACGTTCATCATCAACAAAGAAGCATGCCCTGCAAACATTCCAATCTCAATAACCTTTTTAGGGTTCACGATCTCTTGAATCTCTAACCAAGGATTTATCATATCAGGATTATTCAGATCAGTGCCACCCCAACTATCTTTAGGCCAGTGTAGGTAGTGGTCATCAATATTTAAAATATTCTTCGCCATATCTCTCAATCATTCTTCTGTCAACTCTAAAATCTACATTAGTAGCTATTATAGTTTTTCGCAGATTACTTTTTATGGTAGGTGATCTATGCACTAAAAAAGTAGGAAAGAAAATAACGTCACCTTCCTCTATATCAAACTGACCATAGTTTAAGAACTCAGTTACCTCAGACATTTCTGGAAGTTCAAGATAGTACACACAAGCCCAATGACCATTGTGTTGATGCCATCCAAAATCAGAACTTTGTAAATATTGCTGAAACCAATATGTTGAATGCTTATCATATCGTAATCCATACATTTCACTCAACTCCGAAACATATGGATACAGTACCTGTTCCACTAACTTATCATAAGTTCTTGGAGCCTTTGGTATATTGAAGTCGTAATAATATCCTTTCTCGTTAAGTTGGATATTATTATCGTCTATCATCTTTTGAATAGATTCGAGTAGTCTTGGTTTCCAATAATCGTGATCTTCTACTTTGAATATATGTATGTGATCAGGTAGACTAGCTTTGGAGTTGCTGATTGTCGAGTTCATCATAATCATACTCATTATCATACATCACTTCATTCAAGACTTGTTTGGTGTCACCACCAAGAACTTCACGAATGCGAATATCCTTATCCAAAGATTGAGATTTGTGCTTACCACGTTTCTTATTTCGGGGATCGTGTCTAGAATATTTTGCCATGTGCCTTTCCTAATAACCTAACATTTCTTTTGTCATAATATAATCTCTTACAAAATCGGATCGTACAATGTCTTCCCATCCGAAGTTAATAATCGTGAAGTTTTTAAGTTGTTCTACGATCTGTAAGAACCGTATGATACCATTCTTTTCATCATCATATTTAAAGTCACTTTGTTTATAGTCGCCACAGAAAATGATCTTACTGTGTCTACCAACACGTGTGATAACAGAATCCAACTCATGAAAGTTTAGGTTTTGCATTTCATCAACAACAAGGATTGCGTTGTCAAATGTAGTACCTCTAATAAAAGATGTAGACTCGAACTGTATTTGCCCTGATGTTATCATCTTTTGATAAGAGTTTTTATCTCCAAACAACTCATTACAGATTGCTTTATAGGGTGCTGTGAACGCAGCTTCCTTTTCTTCTTTCACGCCAGGTAAGTATCCCATTTCACGTGTAGGAACCATTGATCTAACAATGATTAGTCTTTCGTACTCTGCACGTTCTAGGACATCTTCTAAGGCAAGGTACAGTGCCATAAATGTCTTACCTGTACCTGCTGTCCCTGTTAAAACAAGGTTGTCTCCTGCATCCCAAGATTCATATGCAACTTCTTGATTTTTAGTGAGTGGATCGTATTGCAGTAAATCGTCAATCTTTACATGCATACTATTATTGACCGTTTTAGTTCTTTTAGTCATTGACTGTGTTGCCCCTTGCGGAACCCGATTTAACTTTACTCAATACTTCTTTCCATCCATTATCAGTCTTACTGAGAGTAGACCCATGTTGTGATACAAACTTTGCTGTGGATAGTTTTTGCTTCCATTCGCCTTTGCTTAGAAGCTGTTCTCTTTCTGATAGCGAAAGAATCATGTCTTTCTCTTCACCTGTCTCATTATGAATCATTGTGTACGTAGGCATTATTATAACCTTTTTTGATGGGATTAGCAAGAGCTAATCCCTATTTTCCTTTATGCTGTTGCCAACTTTGATTCCAGAAAGTCACGTTTACGTTTGAGTTTGGTTACAAGATCCATGTTGCCCCTCTTCGTTATTTTTGTTATATACTCGTTTAACTCTTCTAAGTCTTTTCTAAGTCTATCAAGTTGGATTTTACTCATAGCTCTCCTCGTTTAAGATTACTTTAAGATTAAGTTTGGAAATGCCTCCTGTACTAGTTTCTTTGTAATACCTTTCACCACCATCTTTTTATTTATCATACCCTCAAGAATTTCAGCATCTTTGGGGTGAATAGATTCTAAAATGTCCAGAAAAATCTTTTCTCGTTTAACGGATGCCATTTTTGCCCCAGGTCCATTTGGAATGAAAAAGGCAAACTTTTTATTGTGCTGAGAAAGATTTGATGGATGTGAGTTTTCGGGTGCAGGTTCGTATGGTGCCTTACCACCAGGTAAGTTCCATTTTACAGCTTCATCAAAGGTACCCCTAAGAATGTCCTTCAAAGCCCAGTTATTATTGTGCCTCTGTAGAACTGCTATTTTCTCTGCTCTTGTCTTGGCTTTTGAAGCCTCTTCTAAAATCTCAAAAACATAATAAGTTCGTTTGTTAACCATAACTCAAATAAAATCCTCTACTTCTTCAATCAACATTCTGCATCGTTTATCAACAAGGAATGGGAACACCTTACCTCGGTTGCCCCACTTGTCTTGTTCATCAAATCTATTTAGTATTTCTGATTTTACGAAATCAGGTGCTTCAGACAAATCAATAAGTTTTTTGTTGCGACAATAGTTCCTATACACAGCCTCACCCATAGAGTTTAAATCCTCTGTGAGTTTTTCAATAGCCGTCTGTCGTAGTGGTGTTTGGCGAATACCTTCAACAAAACTATTATCAGGACTTAGAACGTTAGGTATACCATCAGACTGATCTCCTTTTAAGATCAACTCTAATAGTTGTTTTCGTGGGTTTTTTTCAACAACCAATCCTTTTTTCATAGGCGAGTATTGATACACATTCTCATATTTCTGTAGCTGTGCAAAGTCTTTATCAGATGATACAATCATTACTTTTTCATACTCACCAAACTCCTGTGTCTTTTCTACAAGAGTAGCGATTATATCATCAGCTTCACACTTCTCAACTAACAACGTCTTGTATGGGAAGTTTTCTGACAGTTCATCAAAGACTAGGTTAGTGATACGAAAGACTTCATTCCAATCTACATTAGATTTGTCTCTGTTCTCTGCACGTTTGAACTTATAGTTAGGAAACACATCCTTACGCCAGTTCTTACGTCCATCACCACAGATAACAATCTCACCATAAGTTTCTTTGAACTTATTTCTGTATAGTCTGATATTGTTTAGGATCAAATGTCTAAAGAGATCTTCGTTTAAATCATCTTTATTCTGAATAATACTACCAATAGCAACTGCATTATAATCTATTAATATAATCGTTTTTCTCCACCAATATACTCACCCACCTCAAAAGGCATTATATTAATTATATACTATTTTTATGATTCGTCAACTACTTTTTTTCTCCATCAATGCCATTGCTGCATCGTAGTCTTCCTGAGACACCACACCTTCACGTAGTAGCTTTTGTCTGTTTGCCATATGCTTCATTTCGATTTCTTCTTTTGAACCGCCAAAGTATGCAACTGCGTGACCTTCTTCGATCATCACATCTGTTACTTTCTCTTTCTTACCTTCGTAACGTTCTACATAAAAGTCACCAAGAATACGACCAAACTTACCTTTCATATCTTCGCCGTTCTTATCTTCTGTTGTGATGAGTTTAGCGTCTTTTTCGAGTAGCGAGTACAGTCTTTCCTTTGCAGCTGTACCAAATATCTTTTCAACTTTGTCGCTTGTTCTAGACTCAGGAGTATCGATACCCATGATGCGAACTCTTTCATCTTTAAGACAAACTCCAAATCCAAGATCGATGTCAACATCTACTGTATCGCCATCAACTACTTTTACTACTGTTACGTCATATTCATTTGTGTTCATTTTTATTTTCCTATTATATGTTTTCGATGTATCTTACCACCGATAAAAGCATTATAATATTCATCAGGCTTCAAGAGCACATCTCTCTCCAACTGATATTTCATTTCATAGTAAGAACATTCTCCTTTTGTTTTGCATAGTTTTAATATTTCACGTTTAAAGTTGTCAGTACCCTTCTTTTCTACTAATAGCTTTACTTCGGTACTACTACCATAGTATTTACGCCAATCGCTCTCAGACCTGGTCCTAACAGCTCTCTTGCGTGTTTTAGTGACAGGAAGCCTCTTAGGTTTCCAAAAAAACTTCTTGCCAATATACTTCATTCCTGTGTCAAGTTCTGTGATTTCGTAGACAAAACCCTGATACTCTTCAGGTGTTTCATCAAACTCTTTATCATCATATATCCACATAAAAAAATAGCCCCTTTCAGGGCTATTTATATCAGTCGTCTAAGACTTCGTATTCTAAGGGTGAACCACACATTGAACAGTATTGTGGTATCTCTTCGCTGCCAACTACAAGTACCTGAGTTTCCGCTTCACAAGCTTCACACTCTGCCCAATATTCTTCTTCCATGTATGCTCCTTAAAATGTTATTTCGCAAGCCCCACCTTGACATGCGATTGCGCCCATTGTATCTATGTCGGTAAATCGCTTTTCGTCTAGTTCTGATGTGAAGTCTACTGATTGAATATTTTGTTGTATCTTCTCCCACTTATGTAGCAAAAACACATCTTTGAGACAATATTCAGTTTCCTTCATGTCACCCATAAAGTAGTTATCTGCGAACTTATTGAAACGGCGAATCCACTCAGCACGGATATCAGAAACTTCCCCTTGGAACTCAGGAGACATTTGGGCGACTTGAGTAGCTTCCCATAAATCACGGAATCCTTGCTTACGAGTATCAACGATTAGACCAGATGCGAACAATGCGCCTTTACCATATTGTGCGACGATTTGTTCTTCGGTCTTAACTTCGGTCATCGGTGCTTGAGCAAAGTCTTTATCACCAGACCCAGCCAAGAAACTAATACCAGCGAAACTATGGCGGTTGTCATAAACATAATCTTCTACCTCTGACCACTGATGTGGCATTACTGTCACTGTATTTGACACATTGTGGCGTGTCTTTGGGTTTACACATAGTTCTACATTTGTACCTGCTTCTACCCAGTTGTTTTGAACAAGCTTTACTTTTTCTAATAGGTTCTTACCATATAGTTCATCACGATATAGTGAACCCTCAGGTGAAATGATTGGGAACGCAACACAATAATCTGTGCCATTAGCAGACCACACTGACTCTTCAACCATGTATGGGTTTGTCTTTGCTATTAGCTGACCAACCTCTGTCTCTTTGTTTAGTTGAATATGACGGAGATAACGAGGAGAATGCTCAGCATGTATACCGCTCGCCGTTTGGAGTAGAACGGAAGCATTTCCAGATGGCTTAACACACGTTGTTCTAGCTGCCGCATTGATTCCGATAAGTTTTGCAACTGTTTTGTTAACTTGTTTGACAATTTGTGCTCCTTCCTTTTGCACTTCCTCATCTAGTAAAACTTCTGGATTATTCATCCAACCAGTAATAGAAACACCTAAGAGTGCTTCCCTAGCAAAGATTTCTTTAGAAGTTCCGCTGAGGTATTTGAAGTCTGTGTATCCTGCTTGGAGAGTTCCCATGATTGCTCCTGCTCTACAGGCTTTGAAGAACTCTTCTTTTGAGGTACATTTTCCACCATTGATTTCTGTGAGGTTGCATCCTTGCCATCCAGATTCTCCATTGATCTGAGGATACATTCCAATCTCAACACAAGGGTTCGTAGTGATATCTCTGTCGTCAACAAAGAAGAAACCTGGTTCTCCAAACTCTTTGATTGATCCCATGATTCTCTTAAAGTCTTCTTTAGATATTTCATCTCTAACAATAACAGCACTATTGTTACTGCGGCCCCGCTGAGGATTATCGATAAACCAATTACCAGTTTTAGCATTAATCATCTCCACATCGTTTGGTGAAAAGAGACAGATGGTAGCTGATCTACGGACCCCACCTGCAAGAACTGCATCAGCAGCATGCATAGCAATGTCGTATACGTCAATAGGACGCAAACGTGTTTCACCCTTAAGAACACGAGATTGAATCAAGTGTTCGATTTTATCTAATGATCTACGTAGTGGCTCTGGTCCTGGTGCTTTAAATCCACCATTGATCATAGCACCCTTTGGACGTACATGCTGTAGATCAAAATATACTTTACGCCCTTCCATTTCTGGGAACTGACCACCACCTACAAAGTATGATGACATAAGAGCACCCAAGGCATCTGCCCATCCTTCGATTGAATCTTCAACGACCCAACCCTTTGCTTGTTTCTTACGTTCTGCGATGTTAGGTAACTTAGCTACGTGATGTTCTTGCACTGAGAAGCCAGCTCCTGCGCCACAAAGTAGCACGTAGAACAATTCTGAAAAGAAGCGAGGTCTATCAGCATAAGTCGAAGTACAGTTGTACATACGCATTTGATGCTTCTTTAGTTGATCTCCACCAAACTGTAAGGCTCGTTGCGCACCAAGTGCATATTGTAGTTTGTATAAGGATTCAGCTTCATCGATTAAATGAGCGAGATCAGGTGTCATTTTGTCTTTGTAATATTCACGATGCATATTCATGACACGTGTTACGGCTTCTTCCCAAGTCTCGTAACGTTCTTTTTCCTCATCCCATCTACTATAACCTTCGTAAAACTTTGTTTGTGACATTAACTCACGTGTATCTCTATCTCTATTGTTCGGGACAAGTTTGAGCATTTATGCATCTCCTAAATGTAAAAAAAGTTTATGCCACAAATCCGTATGATTCATGGCTTATTAATGATATATTCTTTGATTGGTGTATTATATAGTATTAGAAATATTCTTGCAACAATATATTGTAACAAGTAGTAATATTTTTTTAACTATCTTCTTTGGGTTCTTTTGGCGTATCTGTCAAGGCTTCTTCGTAGTATCCAATGATCGCTTGTTGATCTTTTACATACCTACGTAGTTCTGCGATACCCAAAGCAAGATTTTCATAACCCTTTGGGGTAATAGCAAACAATACTACATTCCCAGTCTTGCTATTAATTTCTTCTAGTTTTTGTTCTAGGTTTTCTTCAGTAACGACAAACCAATCCACTGGCGGAAACTCCACAGCCTTAGGACGTTCTTGGATTGGAATATTTTGTTTCTGATATTCAGTCTGAAGAACTACTTCCGTCTCTGGCGCTCTCGCTCCGCATGCTGCTATCGTCAACAGGCTCATCGCTAGGAGGGGTAGTTTCAGATTCGATACGATTGATGAGTTTTCCGACTGCTGCGTTAACTCTGTCTTCAAGTCCTTGTGCATTGGTTAATGCCTCCATAGTCAAGTCTATCTTTGCAAACACACCTCTGAGTTTGTCTAGGTGCTCTTGCGATTGTTGTAGTCTTTTAGTAAGATTACGATTGAGTTCTTCGTTCTTTTTTGCATCCGCTTGCATTTGCTCTACGGTATTCTGTAGAGTTTCTGCAGCTGTCTTTAACTTCACGTTATTTTCTCTGAGTGTTCCAATAGTCTCTTGTGACCACATGTAATAGGAATACCCTGCGTATCCTACACCACTCATCAAACTGATTAAAAATAATATAAGATATAATCTAGCCATTACTTTTCTAAATGATTCCTAAACTTTTTGAGTAGTTTTGGAGTCTTGTCCTTTTTGCGCCTACGATCAGTGACGTTGATAGGCAAACCTATTTTACGTCTTAGTATATGCATGGGAAACCTTTTAGGTGGCCCCATGTTCTTTGTGTCTTGTGGGATGCCTGCATCTGCTGCGGTCATCATTTCTTCTTTTAGTTCGCTCATCTTGCGAGTTCTCCTACGGACACATAAACGGTCTTGTTGGTTCTTACATGAGTTGCTTCGTAGATATTTATACCAAACATAGTTCCGACAGGATAACAGCCATCTTCAATACGAATCTTATCTCTTGCATTGACCATTTCATCTAGCGTGTCATTCAATAGCTTTTCACTAAGAACTTTGTACACTCCAGGTGTTAATCTATCATCTTCTAGCACAAACCATTGACTGCTTTCATTTAAAAAGTCGTTTTCAGCGCATCCAAAGTGTTTATGAGTTGCCTCATTAAGTTTGTTTGGCGGAATACTAAACTTTTCTTTGAGTAGATAAAGTGCAGCTGCATAGGATGCTAGTCTACTCCCACCACCAGGAGCCTTTGCCATAATCTTTTTTATATTAAAAACAAGTCTATGAAATGGCGTATAGAAGTTTCGATAGTTGTCTCGGTCTTCCATATTATCTAGTGTGAAAGACCTTTGACGTTTACCATCCTTGTCGATAATACCAAGCTTGAATGCTTCAGTTTCTTCGAATGGCGTAGTAAGTAATCTCAAAAATCTAAAGGTGTATACTAGATCACCTGCTCTTTTGACGATGCCCATTATATTTTCCTCAGTCTTTCTATTACCTTTTTATCCATTTCGATTTCTGTGTACTGATCATTATGTATGTGTCTTAAGAATATTAGAAACGGCTTCAAGGCTGGCCAATACTTTTCATCCATGTGATATTCTAACATTTTTAAAGAGGGTTGTATATCAAAAACATTGAATATCACGATTAAGTGATTTAATATCAACCTTTCAGACAACTCGCCTGTATTTTTATAACGATTGAATAGACGCTTCAAGTACATGAATCTTCTCAGATCATCATAAAACTCATCAGCGTCTATCACATTTGGTTTGTAGTAATGCTTTGCAGCATATAACAAAATATTATCATCAGTTAGGTTATCAAAGAGTTGCATTTTTCATCCAAATAATAATCGGTTCGATTTTATTTAGACAATAGATTTCTCATAGTTTCAACTAAAGCTGCCTTTGATTGACGACGATCTAACTCTACTCCATGTTCACGACCAAGTGCCTCTAGTTCTAGTTTAGTCATAGACTCTAGATCATCCATAGGCTTATCAGTTTCTACTTCCTGAGCAGCTTCCCACGCAGCCATTGAAGCTTCGATCTTACCTTCTTGGTTTATATCTTGAATATCTTCAAAGCTAGGAACACCGTAGAACTCATCAACCTGTGCTTGTGTGAACCTAGATGATACTAATAGTTCACCTGAGTTAGGATCAACCCATCCACGTCTTGCTTCAGGGACTGCTGTATTACACCATGCAGGGGCTTTGATAGGCATTTACTTTCCTTTCATTGGGGTTGCAGAAGGGATTACTTTCTTGTCACCTTTCATGTTATCACCTGGACGTGCCTTGGCAGATGGTCCTACACGACCTGCCTTTGAAACATCGTCATGACCTTTTTCATCATCGTTGTTAATCTTTTTTGGTTGATTAACCATATCCATAGCGCCCTTAGATGACTTAGAGTTGTCCATCATTCCTTCAGGCGGTGTTGCACCTTTGTAATGCTTTGCACGTTCTTCAAGAATACGTGCATACACAGGTGGTAGAACAGATTCTTTAAATAATTTTGTAATATCAGCACCTGAGACGTAATCGGGTAGCATCTTTTCTAAATCATCACGTGTTACTTTCGGCATTTTTGCTACTTTAGAAGCAAAGGCTTTCATTGTTTTTGATTTCATCATTTTAGATGAAATCTCTTTTCCAGTTGCTTCATCAAGATCAAAAGATTCATTAGCCATTGTCTCTGCCTCAGCTTTCTTATCTTTTTCTTTCTTAGGATTCATGATGACTTCTTCTTCGTCCATCTTTTTCTTTTCTTTATCCCAAGGTGCTTTCTTCAATGACACTTTATCTTTTGGCTGTGCTTTAACATTTGCCAATGCTCTACGTGCCATTTTAGCAGAAATAGTTGCTTCGTCTAAATCTACATCCTCTTTGTAGCTTTCCATCTTAATCCAGTTCTTACCTTCAGCGTTATATGCATCATACATGCAACTTTCACTCTTAGGTTCGCCAAACTTGTCACCACAGTTCTTGCAGCACATTTCTGACATATCTTTTTCTTCGTTCTTCATGGCTTTGCCAATCGCTTTACGGCGTTTTGCTAGATACTCATCTGATGAATCTTTGTCGCCATCGTTATCAATGTCGCCATCTTCTTGACCTACAGGGTCTAGTTTTTTCTTTTCGTTGACTTCAGAATATTTCTCAGCCAACCTTCTGATCCATTCGCTCATTGTGTTCTCCTTACATCCAAAGTTGAGCTGCGATTGATCCTGATGCAGCAACGATTGCAACCCAGAATAGTTTATTGATTGTAGAAACTACACGATGGTTGTCTTCTACTTTTTTCTCTATCTCATCAAGCTTCTGTGAGAATCTATTCATTCTCTCATAAGAACGATCATGGTCTTCTTTAAGACCTGCAAGTTTTTCTTCTGCACGTGCCATAGCAACCATTGCCTCAGCAAGCTGATCTAGTTTATTCTCTATTCGATCTAGTCTTGTACCAGTAGTTTCTGCCATCTCAGTTTCCCATTAGATTTATACTATATTTATAAGTTTATTTTGTTGTCTAATAATACGATATCAAATGCGGCTGTGATCCTTGCATTGTTTGATCTAACAGCAGCCCTTACATCAATGTCAGATTTTTCGGGGATTTTTATTGGTATCGAAAACGGATAAAAATATTGACCACCACTCCCTGTAACCTCAAAAGAATGACCAACTCTAAAAGCATCTTGACCAAAGTATCTGACAAACATATCACCTGTTGCATCAGCGTTCCCTGCAACGGTCATAGTACCTTGCATAATATAAGCGGTCTTACCTTTAGGTACAGTGTATACAGCCATAAGTGTCTGACCTTTACCTGCCGTGATACGTGCAATAGTGGTTCCACCAGCTGCACCATACTCAATATCAATATTGCCTACATTAGTACCACTAGTAGTAAACGCTCGATTGACTCTTATGAACTCAACTGTACCTAATGTATCTGCACCGCTAATAGTAATAGTATCTTCAGCAGGTTCATAGTTTGCGTCAAGTCCTTGAACAACTACTACTTTACCCTCATCCGCAACATTATTACGTTCAATATTTACAACTGCCGCTGCACTATATGCACTCCAAGGATACAGGGTGTCATTTACATCCCACACAGATCCTGATTGGTTCTGAGACATGGAAGGTGTCGCACCAAACTTATGATTGAAAGAAGCACCTGCAATAACACCTGCAGCTAACTGAATACGTTCTGCCAATACTGTGTTGTCTAGATACCTCGTAACAGCCATTTAGATTACCACTT